ACCCGACCTGACCGCCTGGTGCTAAGTGGTCCGCAAGTAACCCGCGTACACGGGCCATAAGCGTATTACCCATACGATAGGGCGAAGGCTGGAAGTCTGGCGAGATGCCACCTGCGTTAGAAGCCTGGCGTGCTTGCCAGATGTCAACGGCAATCATGAGAGAAGCTTCATTAACTTCTGGGAGAGTTTCGTAATCTATGTGTGTGGTACCGTAAACAGTTCCCCACGGTACTAAATCATTCTTTACTTCTGCTGTAGCGTTATTAACTGTGTAACTTACTGAAAAATCTGTGCAAGCAGTAACAGTCTTAGAGCCGTTATATTTTGCTCCGCAATTTTCGACCGTTATGGTCTGACCTACAATAAAATCATGTTGGACTGGCGTATAAATCGTCGCAGTTGTCGTTGTGCTTTCGTGAGCACTAACGGAATATTTGTTATACCAAAGTTTAGCTTTTACGATGTTCTCAGCAGCCTGGCAGCATTCTTCAACTACCGCAGATGAGTATAAAGCACCAATACCTAGAGCAGCACGAAGTTCGGCTTCTGTTACAAATGTGGCTGGCATTGGTTTCCTTTCTAATGTTAGCCCCAGCGGCTAGGGCTGAGCCGCTGGGGTAACTCGACTACTTACTAGGAGAGGTTAAAGCGACGTACACCCTTACCGCTCTTTGCAACGTAAATTGCAAGATAGCCGTAGAGGTTAATCTCGACTTCACCCGAAGTAAGAACGTTAACACGTAGGTTGGTCGTTGGGGATTCCCAGCAATATACCGAACCTGGTGCAACAAGGAATGCAGACTCGTCAACAATTCCTGATACAGAAATATTGTGGTCTACGATGAGGTCAGTACCGAGAACATTACCGCGAACGGATGTAGGTACAGCCTGTCCTGCTGCGTTAAATTGTGGTGATGCGACTGAGTAAAGTGGACGCTGTGAACCGTCAACATAGCTCATGATAGATGCCCATTGGTCTGTGGATGCTACAAGCTTGTTAGCGAAATCGCCGCCAGTTCCCTTGTATGCAGCAGCAGCTTCGGTTGAGATGAAGCTCTGTAGACCAGCTGCGGTTGCAGCTACACCAGTAGCTTGTGTTCCGCTAGCTGTGAAAGCTGCGATAAGTGCGTTATCAGTAGCCTTCTCGTACGCTTTTCTCAACTCGACCATCAAAAGCTCCATAAAGCTCGGCGAGCTGCGGTCAATGAGTTCAAAACTTACGCGATTGAGACCTGAGAATTTCTCAACTGTTACTGTGTCGTAAGCTGAGGTCATACCAGTCTCAGATGGTGCTGAGCCTTCGTTTGTATCTGCAACGGTTGGTGCTGCGTTAGGTGTTCCAGCATTTGTATACAAGCGTGGAACGGTGAAGCTCATGCCTTCTGCAATAAGCGCGTTACGAGTAACGGCTTCGAATGCTGGACGACCTGTGAAGGTGTCGGTGATGAAAGTGTTTAGGTGCTGAGGGAGTGTCAGACCTGTGTTTGTGCTTGTTGAGTCATCTGCTGCGCGTACGAGCTGGCGAGCATTGTCATCACCGAGAGCTGCCTTGATGTTAGCTTCGAGATATTGTGCGCCAGTCATAGGAGCGATGCGTGGTTGTGCATACACGCGTGGTGTTGCAGCTGTAACCTTAGGAGCTGAGGCTTCTACCGCAGGGGTTTCGACCTCAGGTGCTACGGCTACGGTGTCTGGAGTATTCTCCACGACAGCCTCGCTTTCTGTTGGTTGGTTGTCTTCTTCTTTAGCTTCTTCCGTTTCGGAAGCTGCTACCTCTTTAATCTCAGCCGACTTAAAAGCGGGATTTGAGACTAGAGAAACTTCAACTAGTTTTGCGGCTAGAACATGGATAACGCCATTAGCAGGACGTGAGTCAATTACTTCTACGCCTACGCTCATCCCTGTTTTTAATCCTTCGCTTGCTTCTATAAGCGCGTCAGATGCTTTTGTGGACGCGCTGAGCTTGAAGGTGCCGTACCATCCATCTTCGGATGCTTCAATAGATTGAGCGCGGCCTAATCTCACTTTGTCGTTATGTTCTTCTAAGAACAAAACCTTTTTTGGGTCGTCTACCTGGATTGACCCGCGCTCAAAAATTACTTTACCTGCGGAAGTGTGTCCGACTTCGCCTACTGGCGCAATCTTTCCGCTAATAGTACGTCGTGCTGAGTCAGCAGACGTAATCTCGCTAGAGAATGTCAGTTTCATTTATGTTATTTCCGTTCGGTGTTAGGTCTTCCATTTCCATAGCTTGCTCTAGAGAAATTAGGCCCAGGGTTAGCATTTTTTCAATGACGTTGAGTCTTTCCATAGCATCGCTACGAAGGAATGTATCGTCAATTGCAAAGCGCACAATATTTCCGCGTGGAGTAATGTCGTCTAGTGAAAGACGGTCTTCAATTGCTGCGTAGTATGGACGTAGTGATAAATCTACGAATTGCTTGCGCTCGTCAATGACGTTCGCATAAGTCATGCTGTTATTCATTTCAGCAGACAAATACCACGCAGGGACGTTCATCATTCTGGCGATTTGCGTGCTCATGAATTGCGCGCTCTCGTTGTAAGTCATGTCTTTAGGCGAGAACTGCGTTACGTTGTAATCGAGAGTTGACGTCATGTAAGCCGTTGAACGATTCTTACGCGACTTTTCAAATTGGTTAAGAATTGCTAACACTTCGGCTTCGGACATATCCGCGCCTGTGTTCTTAATTACACCAGTAGGCATTGGTGACGATACAGCTACAGCTGTCGCCTTTTCTAAATCTACAGCGGCGCGTATAGTACGCGCTCCACGAACTAATACACCTTCGTCACCGAGAGATTGGAAAGTAACGAGTGAACCAAGTCCTGACATTGGTACTGGGTTACCGTTGACATAATATTGAGTAATGAATTCGGTGTAAAGGTCTGTATTGAATGTAACGCGGCTATTGGGCACCCATTCGAACGAGAGTGGACGGCCATCGAGCTCGCTAACGCTCGTTACTTGCCAAAATGCCTGGCCGTAGAAAATGAGACTGTCAACAGTCCATGCCAACGTGACGGAACGTGGCTGCGACGGTGATGGTTGTTTAATCCATGCAGGAGCATTATCTACTTCTTCACCAGTTGAGTCACGATAAACTTCTAACGGCGTACTAGCGATAATTCCTTTTATTAAAGATGCTGCGCGTGCAACGCTAGGTACAGAGATAGCATCCGCGCGTGAAATGTTGCCGACTGTAAGCGGCGCAATAGTCCAATTTTCCGACATAATCTGCGGCGCGTTCTGCGCTTCAATTTTTGTCGGACGGAAACGGTCAAATAGTCCCATTCAGGATAGGATACCACACAAAACGGACAATTAGAACAATTTAGACTGCGATGATTTGTGGCTTACTTTGTGGCTTGAGTAGTTGGTGGACCACCATCGCTAGGCCAATAGCTGCACTAACGTCACCTGCGGACTTTCTACGCACGATTCGCCATCCTGCGTCATTCTCCTTAGCCGCGCAGTTGTTCATGGAGTCCACCAACGACTTTTGTCCGATGTGAACTATGCGCCCGTTCACGATGGCATCATATAGGTCTCCGCACGCTTGGTAAAATACCTGGCCGCTCATGTCTTGCGTTCTATAGCCAGATTGGCTCAATCTTTCAGCCACGCTCATCGTGGAATACTTGTCAAAACAAATCATCTGCGGACGGTACTTCTTGGCCCATTCTGCCACCTCTACCGCCATGCGTAATTCGTCTACAGCTACCTGGCTCTCAAATTGTGCTATAACGCCTACGGCTATCTTGCCGTCGTCGCGTATCTGACCAGCGACTAAGCTGGCGTTGCGTTTGTTTACCGATATATCCATAGCGAAGATAGTCTTCGGTCCTGGAGCTATAACTAAATCTTGAACTGTCAAATCCTCGAAAGCGTGGTATGGCCAGGGCGATTTTAGTGCCGAAACCCACGAACAAAGTACCTCTGTTCTCGTAGCTTCGACCGTGGACGTGGCAATAGCTTCGGCTATCGTATCTTCGTCTATTAAGTAACCTAGAGCTGGATTAGCCTGATACCACGCGTCCTTGTCGTGTATCTTCGCAAATTCTTCGGCTGAATACTCCCAGTAACCTAAACTCGTCGGCGGATGGTCTATGGCGCGCTGTCTCATGGTATTCAGTACGCTGGAAAACGCATCGCCAGCATTCGAGGTCATTAAGACCTGTGAATTCTTACGAGCGCGGGTTACGGGCTTAGCAGCTGTAAACGCTTCCTCAGATACCTCGCGTAACTCGTCAATGAATAACAAATCCGCGGTCTTACCACGGGAGCCATCTCTAGTCGCCGCGACTATCTCGTATTTCGCTCCAGTTAGAAGCTCTATAGATTCCTGGCCATTAGCCACGCGGATTTGTTTCACCTGAGCCATAAGGCTCTCGTTCTGCTCAATTATATCAACAACTTTGTTAAACGTGTCTAATGCCATGTTTCGATTAGAGGACATAGCCACGATATTACGTTCACCAAATACGAATAAACCCGCCAGGATGCGAACCCTGGCCAGATGCGTCTTTCCGTTCTGCCTGGCTATGAGAAGTAGGTTCGACTTACGCTTAAATAGCCCATCCTTGTCTACTTTTAGCATGTCAGTTAGAACGTACTCCTGCCAGGGCAGTAAGCTCATCGGTTCGCCGTTTTCTTTCAAGCCTTCTAGGAATTTCTTGACCTCGTCTATGCGGCTTGGTCCTTTAAGCGGTGCATTCTGTAAGCGTGGCTTTGTAGCTCCCTTGCGCTTAGCCATTTTCGATAGCCCCCGATGAGTCAAATGCGGAAAAAGGTGAGTCTAACTCTTTTTTGATTTTAGTTGGTGCTTTTTGTCCGTTTTTGTCCTGATTCGTCCGTATCGGGGAGATACGTTCGAC